GAGTGTATTTGACTGTGGTTCCGGCTGGAAAGTGGGAGGGAGGAAAATCAGGAATGATCGCAGGGGACACGCTTGAATCTAAGCGCGCGCCACTTGCGGCGTCACCTGTACTTTAACTCAGTATACGCGGGAAGGAACCTTTAGGCGCGCGCTTCCAGCTATTTTGTGAGGTCCCACGTAAATGTCTCGTCGAGATCATCGCCGAATCCGTTGGTCAGAATGAGCTTCTTGAAGCCCAGGGCTTCCGCCGCGACCGGGAAATCCGTACTGGATATCTGGTGCTCCATCACCCTGCCGGCGAGCGCGCACTGGATCACGAGAATTGTGTCCCGTGGACCTTCCGTCTTTGTGGTCGATTCGATGCCTGCGTCCAGCAGTTTAGAATCTACTTCCCGTGCCCAGATCCTCCTAGCGTTTCGTCTGGCGTTTCGCATCGCAACTGCGTTCTGTCTGGCAATGACGGCCTGCCGTTTTGCCAGGGCGATCCGCTGCGCCGCGGAAAGCGGAGCCGGCGGCGGGATCGGTTTAACGGCTGCTGGCGCACTCGCGAGCACAATTGATGCCGGTTTCGAACCGCCCGAGTAGTGGCTGATGAGCAGCCCGGCGAATATGAGCGCGACAAACAGACCCGCGACAATCGCGGACGCGCGGCTTATCTCACGGAGAGTTGGGAATGACGATTTCCACGGTGTTTGCTTGGCCATGGTGTCTCCTTTTCAGCTCTGGAACCTTACCGACTCGCCGTCTTTTGCGATATCACTTTCACCTGGCGGCAGGCCGCGGGACCTCGCGTCGAAGATGCCGGCACGTAGGTCTCGTCCGGCGCGAGGAAATTATTTTCTCCGGAAACGAGCGCGCGACATTGCGTCTGGATGACCGGAGCCTGGACGATGGGCGCCGCCACGACCGGCAGGGCCGCAACGGAAGTCGCCGCGGTAACGCGAAGCGTCAAGATCGCGCCCGCCGGAATCACCGATGCATGGCCGTGCTTCAAAAGCAGCAATGCGGCCGCGGGCGGAAACAGCAGACCCGCGCCGACCGCGCCGACCGCCGATCCGCCGCCGTAGCCGCCTTTGCCTTTGGCAAATAGGATGCCGCTGATCGGGACCTTTGTTCCGTCGGCGGCGGTCAGCGTCTGAAACGAAATGTCGAGTTTTCCGCCGCGGCCCATTTTGCGGGCGCCCTTCGCTTGGGTCACGCGGCCCATGACGATGGCGCCCTTCTGAATGACCGTCGCTCCCTGGATTTTGAGGTCCTCGAGCACGTTCATCGAGATATGGTCGCCCACATGGACCTGCCCGCTGTCCACGTCGTCCGCGAGTCGCGCACTGATTTGCGTTCCTTCGGGGATCGTGATCAGCGGAGCCTTCGCTTCCTGCGCGAACAGCGCCGACGAAAAAACCGCGATCGCGAACAGCGTGGCAACCTGCTTCAAGCCCGTTTTCATGACATCCTCCACTAGAGCGAGTGTGACGAGATAAACCGAACCGCGAAATGTTACGTTGGTACTTTTGTTACAAAAGTTCCAGGACTGAGCAGCGCGGCAGGCCGAACTCATAGCCGCTTCCGGGAGGCCGCTTTGCGCGCGCGCCGCTGCTGGCGAAGGCGCTCGAGGTCCTCTTTCAGTTCCGGCGAGCGCCAGGCGCGGAGCGCGAGCCACCCGAAGTACAGCAAAGCAAGAAGCGACGCCGCGAATACGAGCATGCTCCACATCACGCCCCGCCCATTGCTGCTGCACGAAACGCGCGGCGCGATTCGAGCATGACGAAAATCACGGCGAGCTCGGAGAGGTCCCGGTCGTAGAGCGCGAGGGTCGTGCTGTTGACGGGATCGTTGAAGCAGTGGAGCGGGCCTTCGAGCGTTTCCTGAATGCCGATGTAGATCGCGCCGGCGGACTCGATAATTTGTTTTGGGGTTGGCGAAACTGATAGATTGGCGTTAGCCGTCATGGTGACTTACCTCACTTTGCGGTTAGGGACTCATGAGCGCTTCGAACGCTTGTGGGTCCCGCTTACAAACCCAGAATGCCAGGGGCGGCCGCCCAGGGCAATAGGCCTAAAGTACCGTTTCTCACCCGCGCCAGCCATCGACCCATCCCGAACCACCACCTGGCCTTGGCCTCGGCACCCCGGATTGCCCCTGATCGCCCCCGGAACCACCGCCGTCGCCGCCGTCCGGCGCTGTGGGAGGCTTGCGAAGCGCCTCGGCCATTTCCCCCAGCCGCCTGAGAACGGCCTGCCCGAGGACGTACAGCGCCGAGAGCGCGTAAACCTCGAGGTCGAGCGCCTCGTTCCGGGCGCGAATCTTGATGTACTCCCGGACCGTGCCCTTGCCTCGGCGGTACCGCCGGACCGCTTTCTCGGCCGTGAGCTGCGCCAGGTATTCATCCTCGGCAAAATCCGGAAGGTGCATGTAGCCAGGACCGGCGGTCGGGATTTTCAGCCGCGCGAAGATGCGGTCCTTCGCGGTGTCGGTGCCGATCATGAACAGCTTCACGCGGTATTGATTGTTGACCGAGAATTTCCCGAGGATTTCCTTCCCTGCCTCGCTCGAACCTTTGAGCGCGAAGATTTTGCGGCCCTGGCGCGCGCGAACGAACCGATAGACCGAGTCCGCGTGCGACCCGCCCGAGTCGATCATGGCGCAGGCGATTTTGACCTTCTGCCCCGAGGCATGCTCCCACTGCGACAGCAGGAACGAATCGAGTTCGTTCCAGACCTGCTCCTGGCCGGGATCGCCGAACATTTGCTGGTAAGCGATCAACCACGATTCTTCTTTCTCGCCCCAGCCTTTCACCACGCACTCGAGGCGGTCGTTCTGGACGTCCACGGCCGCGGTCAGCACGCCCACGCCATCGGGCACTTCCGCCTGATACGGCTCGAGCCGTGACTTCAGCGTCAGCGCCTCGACGGAATCGCCCTGCTCTTCCCATGTTTCGCCGAGCCGCAGGTTGATGAACGCTTTCAGTTTCTCGGGGTTGTTTTCCTTGTTGGCCTCATGCCACTCCTGCGCGAGCGCGTGCCAGTTTTCGCGCCACGGCGAATAGAGCGCGTTGATGTGAAAGCCCGCGACCGGCCGTCCGGAAAATTCGGCGATCCACACGCCGGCGTTGAGCATCTGCTGCTTGAACCGCTCGGGGATTTTCTTCTGACAGCCGGCGCAGATGTAGGCGACGCTCGCCGGGTCCACCTGGCCGTCGGCCGAGACGGAATAGAACAGCCGATAGGCCTTCGACGCGGGATCCCTCCACCACAGCACCTGGCTGAACCCGCAGTACGGGCAGTTCACGAAAAACCGGCGCATGTCGCTGCGGAGGTAGTCGCGCTCGATCGGCGAGATGCCTTTCGGCTTCGCCGGCGTCGAACCCTTGACGATTTTATAATCCGCGAACGAATCCGTGCGGCGCGTCCCGATCGCGACGGGATCGCCCTCACCGTCGACGTCGAGCGGAAATCCATCCACCTCGTCGAACAGCGCGATCGGCACGGCGTCGGAGCGGAGCCCGGCGCCGGAGTTTGCTCCGGTCAGTTTCAGGTACCCGCCGGCAAACTCCTTGAGCTCGAGGGTGTTCCCCGAGCGCCGCGCTTCGGGAGGCCGAATCTTCGAGCGGAGCGCGGGGCAGGCCTCGATCATCGGGGTGATTCGTTTCTTGCCGTAATCGCGGGCGTTGTCGATCGTCGGCTGCACGAGCATGATTGGCTTGGGATCCGCGTCGATGTAGTAACCGACGATGTTGTTCAGCACCGCGTCCGAGTAGCCAACCTGCGTGGACTTCATGACGACAATTTCGTGAATGAGCGGGTCGAGGATCACGTCCATGATTTCGATTTGAAATTTCTCCGGCCGGAACGGACCCGGCCGCGAGCTCGTGCCTTTCGGCAGGATGCGATTCCGAATCGCCCACTCCGAGACCGTGATATCGGGCGGAGGCGCGAAGTGCGCGTAGACGCGCGCCAGCATCGCATCGAAATTTACTTTCGCGGATGGATGCGTTTGGGCTTGCATCGGACCCTCCTCTTTCTCTGATTGTTGGCTTGAGTTTTCGCCGTTGCCCAGCGGCAGTTTTCGGGCCGATAGTCTCCATCGTTGTTTCTTCTGTCGATGGTTCGACCAGGCGGTCGCGGCCCCATGTCGGAATAAAACGCGGAGAACGAGCGCCGCCAACGCGTGCAGACGCGAATGCCGCGACCGCCGTAGGTTTTCCATTTTTCGCAGCGACGGTTGTAGCAACGGGTTTTCATCGTCTTCCATGCCCCATATTCGCGAGTGTGGGACATACCGTGAATCAGAGAACGCGCGCGCGTGACGTCCGTCTTGTAGCACCCGCAACTTCGTGACATCCCCGAGATAAGATCGCTGCCGACAATTCGCCGCTTTCGTCCGCACAGGCACAGGCAGCGCCACGTACTCTTTCCCAGCGCATTCACTCCGGCGAATGACAACACGATCCATCTGCCGAACCGTCTGCCCTCAAGGTTTAGCAGTTTCGGCATTTGCTTTTACTCGCTCGAGTTGAACGAGCGCCTCCTTCAGCGCTTTCTCTATTTTTGCCTGGATCATCAGGCGCGAGTTCTCGCCGATGAGCTCGGGCGAAACGCGCGGCGCCACGGCGAGCACGCGAGCTTTCGTTACGAGTACCAGGTTCGTCATTTCCTTCTCGACGTCCGCGATGGCCACGAACTGGCTGCGCTCTTTCGCGAGCTCCATCTCGCGGAGATCCGCATTGGCGCGGAGCAGCCGCACGCGCTCCGAGCGCGCGCCGA